GAGTTAGATAGAACTGCCTCAATATTCTCAATGGGTGCAGGGTTTACATTCACAAAATAGTCCCGCTCTCCCATTGTCGGATCGCGGCCCATAGTCTCATTAAATGTTTCAAATACAGCCGCCTCTTGCGAGTTTGCTATACCCTGCTCAATCTGCTCAATGCTTTGGCCTGTCGCAAGCCAGCCATCCAAGCCGCCCTGTAAGGGATCACGGCCTAGATACTGGTTGTAGAGCTTAATAATTTCATTGCCTTTATCTTCTAACTCTTCAGATGCAACAAATAGCTCTGCCATTACTTGCCCCTCAGCTTCATCAGCTTACTAGCACCACGTACTCCAAATGACGCAGATACTGCAAGAAATAGTAAATACTGATACCAATCTGGAAGACTATCCAAAGCGTCAAAACCGTCAGAAACCCTGCCAAGAATATGGGGGTCATTAACCACAATAGAGTAACCAACGCATAAGAGAGGAATCGATAAAATAACCGTCCAAAACTCATCCTTCCATGAGTTGGCGGAAGCAGCAGCCATCTTCTCCTCCCAGGTGGCTGTATTACTGATGACTTCCATTTTGGCTTTATGGCTGGCTTGGGACTGCTCATGCTTGTTATCCATCCATGACTTGGCAAGATTAGCGATTGGGCCAACTAAAAACTGTAAAGCCATTAGTCATCATCCTTAACAAATCGGCCTTTATCATCACGCCTACGCTTCCGGCCTGTTAGCTCTTGGACTGTATCGGTTTCCCAGATACGAATACATACCCAAATAATCGTAAATAGGGCAGAAAGTGGTGGAAGGATGGCAGAAATAGTGCCAAGAACAGTGCCAAAGCTAATTACATCTATTACTTGTTTTGTTGGCTCTCCCATCTTTATTTTCCTGATACTGTCGTAATGATAAATGTAATTAATAAACCAGCTATACCTGCAAGAACAGCAATCCAAAATGATTTAATTAATACGTCCTTTGCTTCTTGCTGTGCATAAACTTCTTTCTGCCTTTGTGCTTGAACTTCTTTCATGCAGTGACGGTACTCTTCTACACCTTCATTACCGTATGCGTACTGCAGCAATGTTATTAACTCTTTCTTTTGAGTTTCTATCCTTTTCTTTGCGGCAAACATCTGTGCCGCTTCTGCCTCTATTGAGTTTGCAAACACCACCTGTTTAAGTGGGTTGGTTTTTTTCTTTTGCCTCTGACTTGCATATAAAACATCTGATGCATGGCCTTGCCATCTAGCTACTACTGAAAACGTATCCTCAATGGACTTTCCTGCTTCAATAAATGCCTTGACCCCTGCGTATGCCTTGGTTGCTGCCGCCGCTGCTGTAATTGGGTCAATCATTTGTCACCTCATATATAACGTAAGGATCACAATATGAATTAGGCCAAGGTAAATACCAGGTGTACGTTTGATCTGACTCGCTACCTGCCTCCTTATATTTGCATATTCTGTAATGCTCTAGCTTTGTCCTACTACCAATAGTCCATGTATAGGTGTAGGTGTTTAACACCAGATACAACACGATTGTTTTCACACATCACGGCTTATTAGGCCATGTAATGCTTGACGGAAACCCAGACTGCTGTGGTACATCCCGCAAAGCCTGCCTATACGTTTTCATAGCATCAGGCATGGTTACATCAGCCAGAGCGTAATGATCTGTCTCCATCAGCAAAGCAGTCCGCTTGGCTCTTTCAATTGCCGCCAAAGCCGTGGTATTTGCCGTGTCGTATGCTGTCTTTTGCGCGGCGACTGTCTGAACATCACCGTTACCATCGGTGTATTCAGTAAACATTTCTTGCTCTTTCCACGCATATACCCAGTTACCTTTACCGTCCTGCACAGCGCCATTACGAACAACAGACTTATACGCCGCGCTGGGTTCTGGAGCAGGTGCTTCTAATACAGGGTCTACGTTTAAAGCATCATGAACAGAACTATTCCACGCTTTGGGAAAGCTCACGTTCTTGTTTGCTGCGCGGAGTTCAGTGTCCGTCTTTATCTCGCCGCTTGACCTGTTTCTATATTCTGCCATGTCAATTCCTATGCGATTGCTAAAAATATGTAATTGCCGCTAGAGGCATTAAGTCCCGCTGGCGCTGATGATGTCACCGTAAATCCAGCACTAAGCGGGTCTATGTAATCTGTGTTGGTTACTTGTGCGGCTGTTGTGTTCAATAAGGTGTAGGGATCATTACCAGCTACAATCCCTCTAACGGAGTCATACACATACCAATCACCTGAAGAGTCTGTGCGTTTTATCAAAATAAACCTGGCGCCAGCACTGAAGCCACAATCAACGTTCAAGTCACTACCTGTGCCTGTGTAACCGCCTACTTTTGATATGCCATCAGCAGTTGCAAACAGATAGGCTATATAATCGTCACCATTCCTGTTAACTCCCTGATCTGAGTCTCCTAAAACAAACTGGGTCGCTGTCGGCGTACTGGGCCAAAAATCACTATCACCAGCGGCATTATCAACATTTAGCTTTAAGTTGTATCTTTTTCCACTGCCACTGACAGGGCTGTTTTGGTGGTAAACAGACCAATTCGCGCCACGATCTCGGTCTTTTAAGATTATTAGCTCCGGCGCAACGCCAAGATTGTGATTTACGGCGTGAGATGTTGTTCCGTCACCAACATAGGTTACAACATCAAAAAAACCTTTAACCCTGCGGAACATATACGAAAGAGAATCAGCGTTGGTGCTTGAAGCCGCACCCCACCCATTTGAATAATCAAACTGTGGAAAGTTTGGTGAAGACGCCGCCGCGTTTTGATCAGTGTACATCCATGTACCGTGCATTAATCTTGAGGAAATCTCCTTACTGGCTTCATTTATATCTACCCTAATCCCCATATCACATGCAAACGTAGACCTATAATGCGGCTCGTTCCCATCTCCAGTGCTTCCAGCAGTGTCGATAGCAAACAAATCAGTAGTCGCAAACTCTGATGCTGGCTTGTGGGGTCTGCGGATAGCCATGTAGACGTAGGTTTGACCCGAGCCGTTGTAACCGCCGCCAGTTCCCTCAAGCTCAAAGCCAGTTGCGGTAACGCTCAAATGGTTACTGCTTCCTTCTGCATCCTCAGAGTTTGCTTTTAAACCAACAGCATCATTGCCGCCAGAAACAATCCCCCTCATAGTGTCGTAAATATACCAATCATTAGCGCCAGAACTTTGCTTTATCATCAACCACTGGGGTTCAAAACCTAGATTTATACTGTTTCCTGCAGACCCTGTACCCGTATAGCTCCCACACTCAATAATGGCTTCGTCAGAATTTTCGCCATAGTCTGCTTCGTTATGGGCAAATAAATACGCCACATAATCTTGCCCAGAACCATTTACCCAGCCATCATTACTTACAGTAAATTGAGTAGAAGTAGGAGCGGTATTATTCCAGTATCTGGAATTACTACTGTTGCTATCGTAAGCACTTTTTGCGTCAGTTGTATTTAAAAATAAATAATGCCCCTCACCTAGACTTCTGTGATAAACAGCCCAATAAGTGCTTGATGTTTTTGACTTGACAATAATCATACCGGGGGTGCTTCCAAGGTTATGATTTATGGCACGACCATTGGTTGCGTTTCCACTGTACGTAACAATGTCAAAAAACTTTTTTTGCTTGGCGAAAGTCCACGAAACGTGCGAATTTCCGTTTGCGTTCCAGCTTGCAGAGTTACCTACCGTATAGCCGTTACTGTTAAATGCTGTAATTCCATTGCCATCTGTACCCTGACTGTTTGCCGAATTACTTCTGATATATGGACTATTTGTTAACCCTCTAGCTGAATCAACAAAATTATGGTCGTAGGTGGTATCTCTGTTTTTAGTCCAAACAAGGCCGCCTTTGTCTGCTAAGTCAATACCATTAACAATGCTTCTTGATGTTGCGTTTCCTTCGTACAAAAAACAGGAAAACACATCATCAACGTAAACAGCCCCACCAGCATTACCAGCGGCGGCTTTTAGTAGTTTAATTGCTGCACTCATGCTAGTGCCTGCCCTGCAGTAAAGCCGTAGTAAGTCGTACCACCGTCCCTAGTAAAAAACACAAACACATCTACGCCGTTGTTTGTTGCGGTCAGGGTAGGGGCTGTAGCTGCAGGCCAGTCAACACTAGCGGGCCATGTAATTGTTCTTGCTGAAGAGTCTTGAATAACTTTTAAAACAAATACGCTGGCTGTGTTGTTTGCGCCGGGATTACTAAATGTATAAGTTACATTTTCAGTAAGGTCATGCTCAAACACATTGCCAAGTCGCAAGTTAATTGTTGCAGCATTAGAGCTAGACGTTATTGTATTTACGTCATCTGTCGTTCCAGCATCAAAATTAACAACGCCATTAGCATCTGACGTGACAATAGCCGCTGCTTGTGTAAGACCTAAAACATTAGGAAGCGCCACTTCATAAGTTGCTGCTGCACTATGCGCTGGCCCTTTAACAGTTACACCGTGTGAGTTGCTTTCACAATTAAACCTAACTGTGCCGGGATTGGTATTACCATATAGCTCCGTAAAGCCTGTGCCATTAGGAAACAATTGTATGTTTCCATTGGTATTTGTAGATTTAACAGCATTTGCGTCTATTTGAATGTTGTCTACATCTAACTCGTTGGCTGTAATCTGTCCTGCTGCGCCATAAATAACAGCCTTGCTATTCACTACCGTATCAGCAGTCGAGCCATCAACAAGGTTAAGTTCGGTAACTGTAGACGTAAGGCTAGTAATTTGCGTAGCCGCAATAGCCAAAGCTGCTTGGTGTGCCGTTACAGATGCCTCAGTAACAGTAAGCGTTGGGATAACGGCTTCAACGTGGTCTTTAACAGCAGCATTAGTTGGTATCTGTGTATCGCTATCTGCAAAAGTCTCACCAGATGTAGTTACTGCGCTAGCTTCAAGATTAGAAAAAGCAACGCTAGTTAATACAGCCGCCCCACCAACCGTGGCTGATGTAGCCGCAAGCGTAGTAAACGTGCCTGCCGCCGCAGTAGAACCACCAATAACAATGTTATCTGCTGTGCCACCATCTAAGTTGGCGGTCGTAATAGTTCCAAGATTGCTTACAGTAGCGCCGTTAAAGTTGACAGTGCCACTAGCAGTAAGGTTGGTAAATGTTCCTGCACCAGCAGATGAGCCACCAATCGTAGCGCCATCCACCGTACCGCCGTTAATATCGGCAGATGTAACCACAAGGTTTGTAAAAGTACCAGCGGCGGCTGAAGAAGCGCCTATTACAGTTCCATCAATAGCCCCTGCGTTAATATCAACAGTGGGGATGGTGACTGTGCCGGTAAACGTAGGGCTTGCTGTATCAGACTTCGTAGCAATCGCAGTCGATATGGCATCAAATTCAGTTTCAAACTCTGTGCCGCGAACAACCTTGTTGGTATCGCCACCAGGAAGCGTGTCTTTAGCTGCAAAGTCAGTAGTCTTAGTGTAGTTAGCCATTGGTAGTTCCCAGCCTGAAAAGAAGAAAGGGGGCCGAAGCCCCCGTTTGGATTAGGCAGATGGTACTGCCAAGACAAATCCAGCTTCAGGACGATACACCTGAACACCGTAAAGAGTGTCTGCAGTGTACAGAGTAGACAAGTACTCTTGCTTGTACTGAGTCTGCGAACGAACGGCAAGTTGCTCTGCCATCACGACTGCTTCAGTGTGGAACAACAGTGCTGCGCGAGTATCAACACTAGATGCAGTGTTGTCACCAGCCGCCTCAATCGTTCGGCAGTTTGCAGAAACGTAAACATCTACGCCATACAAGTTACCAATCAAGCCGTTGTTGACTGTACCACCTGATACAAAATCAGATGATACATACCGATCGATACCCATAATCGCTTTGCGCGTTGCAGGCGGTACGATCAAGTTACGACCTTCCATCGGTACATTGTTGTCATCCATTTTCTGGATCATGTCGCGGAAAAATGCATCCGTGAAATCATCACCAGCTACCAGAGTGTCATCAGTGTACTGAGTGGTAGTGCCGTTATCGTTAAAGAAACAACCAGTGTGTTGGTAGTCAGTAGCAGCAGGGCTGAATACAACAGCACCGCCATCACCAAAACCAGTACCAGCCGCATGAAGGTCATTGTCAACTTGAACAGACAAAGCATAGCCAGCGTCCTCGGTGTAGAACTGACGCAAAGATGACAGTGCCTGCACCTCTACGATGTCCTCAATCAGACGCGAGTATTCAAAGTGCCGGTTAATAGTAACCTGCAACTCTGACTCTGTGTTGGCAATGATTGTTACCGCAGTATCAGCCGCTTTAGCGTTGGCATCACCACGAGTAGGCTTAGGAATGTGAATAACGTCACCCTTCTTGCCGTTCATAGCAATACGCTTGACAAGGGGTGCCATCTTCAGGTTCTTTTGATAAGCAGCAATAATTTCATCTGACCAGATTTCTGGTACAAAGGTTGCTGCTTCTGTTAGGGCAGTATTACCGCCCGATCCGGGGTAAGTTGCTGTAGCCATGATAAATCTCCTTTAAGGCTATTTAACTCGACCCTCGGCGTATGCTTTCAAAATTTCATCAGAAAGACTTTGATAACGCTCTGGGTCGGTCTTAATCAGTTTAATAATGTCAGCGCGACGATAAACCTTCTTCCTTGACCCTTCTGCGGAACCGCGAGCGTTACCAGTAGTTGCAGACTTCACAGTATTCTTACGAGCCGCCAGCTCTGCGTTAGCAGTCTGTTGGACAACCTGATTACGTTCTTTGAAAAGCGTAAACAGTTCATCCGCAGCGTCATAGTCATACCGTTGGTCGGCATCTACAAATAACTTTGTCCTAACTTTTGACCCCTTAATCCACTCGGCAAACTTAGGGTCTTGCAGTATCGTCTCCATCTCTGGGTGTCTGGACTTCAACTGTGCAAGAGTAGCCTGTTGTTTTGCCTGTTGAGTGTAAGCCTCCGCTTCCTTGATCTTAGGGTGGTTAGCAATACGGCTATCCACAGCTTTTTGAGGATCAACAAAGAAATCAACATCTTCGCTATCGTCTACTTGCTGTTGCTCAGGTGCTTCTTTAGCCGAGAGTTCTGTCTGGATGTAACTGTCAACCACTTGCCGTAGTTCGCCAACTTCGTTCCGCTGCTTGCCTGAAAACTTTTCAAGTTCCTGGTGCATCTGTATTAATTCTTCAACAGACTTACCTTGATACTTTTGTGGTACTTCAGGCTCTTGAGGTTGTTCCTCTAAAGGGGCCTCAACAGCTTCGATTGTCGGCTCTTCCGGTAGTGTGGTGTCCACCTCATCTGGACGCTCATCAATAATTGTCGCTCTTGACATCACTTAACTTAGCCCCGCCTTATCAAAGGTTGTGGAGATGTTTAAAGTTAGCCCGCCTCTCGACGAGTTTCCCTTCCTTTTCGTCCCGCTTCCTCATGTTCGCGTATCCACTTTCTGTGCCGTCCAGGGAAATCCCCAGTAGACCCATCTAGCACGAACGGAGTCGCCGAAACGACCTTCGTAGCTACAGCGCCACAACCGCACCTAGTGGTTGTAGTTGTGCTGTCTACAAATTCTTCAAACAAATGACTGTTTTCGCACCTAAAGTCAAAAACCTTAATCATCTGTTCCTGCCAAATCCTCATAACTGTTGTTTATTGAATCTTCAAACTGCAACAGATATAGCAATACTTCTAACTGTCCCTGCCTAAAAAATAGATCGTCAGCATTTTTTACTGCCGCGACATTATTAATAGTAGCCGCGTTCGATGTCAACTCTTGGGTTAACTGCTTCCAACCATCGCTTCTAAATAAATCAAAGTAATTGTTGTAATACTTTTCATCTTCACGATTCATCAGGCTTTCTTTTTCCTTCTTCTGCCAGATGCAGTAACCGCATACTTAATGGCTTTTGGCCCTTTCTTCTTGCGTTTTGCGGCTTCTTTCTCTGCCTTAGTCATCTTAGCGGCTACAGCTTTGGGTCTACAGGCTGGGTATGGACGCTTAGACCCCTTAGCTTTCTTACGACCACACTTCTTGCCGGTCTTAATGTCTACCCAATCTTCCTTAAACCACTTGGTCAGACCACCCTTTGGTTTAGCCATAGGTTCCGCCACGCTTTTTGTATTCCCGCACCAGCCACGCATTAGCATAGGCGCTAGGATATACGTCAAACTTACGCTTGGCCGCAGCCTTAACCCTAGAGTAAAGAGCCTTGTTCTTTACATTATCAGGTATAGCACCCTTCTTTTTTTTGGCCTTAGACTTAGCTTTAGGCATTACTTCTTAGCCTTTTTCTTGGCTTTTTTCTTCTTCTTTTTAGCTGGCTTAGACTTGTACGCACCCATTCCGTAACCCATAGCAGCCTCCTATTTGCCTTTGTGGACTTTCTGAATCTTAAAATCTGCTGACTGAGAAGCACCCTTATGAGCCTTGTATCCCCCAGGTGGATTCTTCATAAGACTGTAGCTTTTGCCGTCTTTCATCCAGTGATAGCCTTTGGGTGCTTTAACTTTCATATCATCACCAGTTCTTGCAAGACCAGTATCTTGCGGTCAGTTTGCTAGGTGGTTTTGTATCACATTTATGTCTGGCCCGAAAAGACTTCCTTCGATCAGGTTGGTTTTTTTTGATCTTCATATTGGCATCGCCAAACCTAATGGTCTTGGTCTTGTCCCCCTGCTTCGCTACCACCACGAACTTCTTGGTTGGGTGGTTCGGGGTTCGTTTCGGTTTGTTGTACCCGCTTACGCCCGCGCGTACCAACTTTGGATCTTTTTTCGTAGCCATCAAGCCTTTCCTCAAGCTGGTCTAATTGCTGCTTTAGTTGCTTTAGCCGATCAGATTGTTCTTTAAAAGCATCATTTACTTGCCCAAAAAGATTATTGAGTTCTGTTTCTGTCATCAACATTTACTTTATCTC